CCTTACAGCCAAATAGAACGTACTAAAGCACAGGAAATATCTATCGCAACGGATATCCCTGTAGACCAAGTAGAGGCTGAACGTGCTGTAGGGGATGTCAGTGCTGAGACAGCTGCTAAGACTAATGCATTGAATTTTGATTATGCCTTGACAATAGATCAGGCATACAACGATGGTTTGTCAGCTGAGGATGTAGCTCTTATCATTGAAGAACGTAAAGCTAAGGGTGACGATATGACCCTTAGTGAATACATGCTAATCCAAAACCTTATGTTGTCAGACAATGGTGTCAATGCATATGCTGCACGTACCATGACAAACATGGAAATCTGGAATCGTATACTTCAGAAAGAAATAGAAGCTAACGATACCTCGAATATCTCTAAAGTTCTATCCTTCTTCGATGTAAACGTCCTACGTGAACTTACCATCGGTGCCTTTGAGAATGTTACCTTCCGTTCTAACCGTGAGGGTGAGGATATTCGTGAAGCATTCAACTCTTTAAAACCAGTTGAGTTCGAGGAGTGGGCTAAGGAGTACCTAGAGGAACGCAAGTCTGAAGGTATCTTCTCAGAGGATAGCCTATGGAACCTATATAAGGCAGCTAATGATGCTACCTATCTAGGGGATGATCCAATGGCTGGCTTGAACTTCTTGTTCGGTGCAGCTGACATCATTACCCTAGGTGGTACTAAGATAGCATCAACAGCTGTCAAGGGTTTAAAAGCAGGTTCTGAGGCAGCTGTATCTGCACCACAGAAACTTCTAAGTCTCTATAAGGCACGTCGTCCAGTGGATGTCGTGTCAGTTGTTGATGGTGAGGTTGTAGGTGCTAGGGCAGCTAATAAACTGATAGATGATGCTGGTGCTCAGACAGATGAGATTTCAGCTGGACGTACACTACCTGAAGAATTAGACCCTGTCAAAGGCCCAGCAAGCAGACCCTCAGGCGTTGCTTTCCGTGATGGTTCTCGCAAGACAACCCTGACGGAAAAACTAGAAGAACTTAACCGTCGAGGTTCATTCGGTGAGTATGTTCCTCGTACAACTGTAGAGGGTGTAGCTACTCGTATAGCTTCTAGGATTGCCTCAGGTGTAAACGACGTAGTTGTAAACTCTCGGCGTGTCATTGATGAAGGTTCTGAGGACTTCAAAGTTGTTGTTCGTCTAGGTAAGGATGGATCAGGTGCTCCCTTCCGTCGTAAGATGGATGCTGAAGAGATTGCTAAACGTGACCCTAGCCTAAAGGTTGTCAAACGTGAAGAGGGTCGTGGCTGGTTCATTGAGACAGAGGAACGAGTCAATGTCTTAGGCTTGCCTGATGAACTTGATCGTTTCGATAAGGGTTCGTTTGTTTCAGATGCTATCAACAAAGTATTCGGTGCTGCTACTGTACGCTTAGGTGACAAGATAGGTGGCAAGTTCCTACAGGCTGAAGCTGGACAGGCACTAATCGGTGATCTTGTCAAGCCTTACCAACAGACAATCCGTAAAGTAAAAGGTAAAGAACTAGAAAACTTGTCAGACTTTATGACACAGCTACGTGATGGTGAGATGTCATACTTACGACAGGCTCCTACTCGTGAATCCTTTGAGTCTCTCTATAAAACAATGTACGGAGAGAAACCTTCTAAGAATGTACTTGATGCATACGAAGCCCTACAAGACATCAGTGACACAACATGGCAGATCAAATCATCACAACGCTTAAAACGTGTAGTTGCTGAGGGTGGTGTCTATGTCAACATCACAGATATGTATGGTGACATTGGCTATCGTGTGTCAACAATACCTGATGATGAACTTGTCCTTGATATAGCAGCTGGTAAGTCTCTTCCTAAGAATAAACTTAATCCAGACACACCCATCTTCAAAGTTCCTAATACATTCCTTGACCACCTCTATGTCACAAACGTAGATTCTACTCGTGTCTTAGAACGTGTTGATGTCATGCCTTATAACGTAGGTGGCCCACGTACTAACTCTGAGTTCCGTTGGTTCGTAGGTTCTATTAAGGAACAGAAACTAGCTTCAGGTAATACTATCTCAGCTGGGTTCAAGACACTCCTAGGTTCCTTTGGTAAAGATCAAGCCGAAACAGCTGTTCGTCAGATCAATAACATCAACCGTAAGGTAAAGTCCTTGATGGATGAAATGGGTGTTGATGATATAGCTAACCTGAACTTATCTAAGACACAGTATGACGAACTAGGGGATACTATCAGAGCTAACAATGCTTGGAATAAACACGTAACTGACCTAGAAGACCTGAAAGACTTAGCTGCTAAATACAACTTCCGCTTCACAGAGGAGTTTGCAGCTAAGGCTCGTGACCAAAAGGTTTCTATTCGTGAGGCAGGTGAAGACCCAGCTAAAGTAGGAGAACCTTTCGGACAGGTTGTAGGTGTCCGCTTGAACATGAAGCGTGGTGACACACCTCTAATGGAGTTCGGTGGTAAGAAAGCTACCAATGCAAGTCCTGTGTCAGCTATTGCCGATCAGTTCGGTAGTGAAGCCTTTGGATATGCTAACCGTGCAGCCTCACAGAATGCCGTTGTAGGCTGGGTAAAACTAGCTGAAAAGGCAGAAGGTCTAGTCACCTTCCCTAGAGGTGTTCCTGAGAATGACTATCTGAATAGATTCCTGAATGCTGAAGTAACAAAGACAGGTAAGTTTAATGACCTAGCCGCACAGTTACGTGAGCAACAGGACGTTATCAAACGTCGGATGAACCAGTCAACATGGTTGTCAGACAAGTGGGATAGCTTCACATCATCAGCTACTGAGGCTGTCTTCGAAAGAACAGGTTTCAAGGCTGACTTTACAAAGGCTGATCCTGCAAGTCGTCTACTTCAGGTAGGTTTTTATTCTAAGTTCGGCTTCTTTAACCCTGACCAGTTCATGCTTCAGGCTCTACACAGCTTGACCATCACAGCTATCTCACCTGTACAGGGTTTGAAAGCTATGGGTTTGACAACCCCAATGATGATCATAGCTAACTTGACAGATGGCCCTACAAGAACCTTGGCGATCCAACGTCTAGCTAAAGCCTCGGGCATTGAGATTGACGAACTTCAACAGCTTGTCAAGTACATTGACGAGAGTGGTCGTAACATCATTGACACACAAATCATCGAACTTCAAGCACCACAGAAGTTCGGTGCTGCAAGTAACCTTACAGGTAAGGCACAAGAGGCTGTCGGTTCATTCCTAGACAAGTCAACGATCTTCTTTAAGGAAGGTGAACGTGTCACACGTATGACAGGTATCATCACAGCATTCCTTGAGCATCGTGCTAAACGTCCTAACATCGATCCTACTTCATCTGATGCACGTCTATGGATTACCAACCGTGAGCAGGACTTGACATTCCGTATGACAACTAGCTCTCGTAGCTTTGCTCAGTCAGGGATTATGAGAGTACCTACTCAGTGGTTATCCTTCTCTATAAGAGCTTTGGAAAATATTGCTGTAGGACGTAACTTTACCACAGCTGAACGTATCCGTATGTTCATGGTCATGGGGCCAATGTTCGGGTTGACAGGCTTGGGTGCTGGTAAGATGGCAGGATACATCGTGGAACAGATGGGCTATAACCCTGATGATCCAGACACTGTGAAGGTATTCAACCGTATTAAGTATGGTGCTATCGATGCTCTGTTGTCTAATCTACTAGGAACTGAGACAGCATATGCTCAACGTGTAGCACCCCTAGGTCAGATGCAGGACACCTATAAGAAACTCTTCGAGGAAAGTTTCATTACAACCCTGTTCGGCCCTTCAGGTGAGATTTCATCCGATATGGCAGCTGTAGCATCTAATGCTATCGGGGCTATGATGGGTGGACGTACTGAGATGGTACGTGAAGACCTGACACAGCTAGTTCGTAACCTATCGACTGTTGATAAGGCTGTAAAGATTCGTGAACTAATCGAATCAGGAAACTACCGTAGCCGTACACGTAGACTTGTTGTCAGTGATCTAGACCCAGAAGCAGCTGCGGCAGTCCTATTCGGTGCGACACCAGCACCTGTACAAAACTTCTATGACTATAACGAAATGGTGTTCAAAAAGAATACTCAGTATCGTGAAATGTCAACAAGACTAAAACAAAAGGCAACTCTTGCACTTTCTCTCTTGACAGAAGGGGATGAAAGTGATATCATAAGAGGAACAAAACTTTGGGAAGAGATCAATGATGAGATTTGGTCTTCTAACCTATCTAACCAGTTGAAGACATCCCTTCAGAAAAGTCTGGTTAATGTTGCCTCAGTCCCAGATATTATGAAGAATGCTATTCGTATCGGTCTTGACTATGATGCACAGATTCTTCAACAACAAATGCAATAAGGAAAAACTATGGCTGGATTTGCAATAGACATCGGTGATGAAGGTACCGCATACGCACAGGGTGTGACAATGCCAAGTGCCACAGGGTTAGGTGCAGCCGCTGAAGGACTGTCAATGTTTGGCAAGGGTGTCTTCCGTACCCTAGATGCTATGGATGCAGCTAAACGTGCAGCACAACCAACTGAGAGTGCTATAAATCGTGAAGCCTTTTCAAAATTGTCTAAATCATTAGATGGGACTAAGGGTGCTTCTCCTTTACAAACACGTACTCTAGTTAATCAAGCTATCACCGAATACAATAACCTAGGTTTTGATATTGGTGAGGCTGAGGCTCGTATGATTAAGCAACGTACAGGTATCGACGTTGACTTTGTTAACTTCAATCCTCAGCAAGCAGCCATTGATGCGACTATTGAAAAACTTCAGGCTAATCCAGCATACTTATACAATGCTCGTGTGACCCTTGATAAATCAGGAAAACCCTATACAAACGAGGATGTCTTATCTCAGGCTATGTCTGATGTACAACGCAGTGAGGCATCTGCCTTATATCTTGTCAACGCTAAGAACATCACACGTCAAGAGTTCCACGAGACATACGTTCCTAATGCTAATGTAGCCCTTGAGAATGTACGTTCACTTGCCCTTGCAGGTCTAGCTATCGAAACTGAGGGTGGTAATATCAAGCCTGAGAATATTGTACAGCTTCGTACACAGTTCGATGTTGTCAAGGCACAGTTCACTAAACCGCCTCTGATCGAAACTGGTGACTGGCAAGTTATTCAATCACAGATCGACACCCTTGATCAACTCTTGACAACACTAGAGAAATACGACGAGAATACTCTAGCTGCAACTAAGGCTGAAATCCTAGAACCTATCACTAAATCCTTGATGCTTCAGGCTAAGGAACTAGGGCAGACAGACCCGATCCTAGCAGCTGCCTTATTGTCAGACAAAGTTGATTGGTCAGCCTATGTGTCGGGTAGATACCCAGAGATTCTTAAAACTCTAGATTCTATCGAAGCTAAAGACACTGTATATACAGATTTGTTTGCAGTTCCTGAGATTTCAGATGAACAATCTTACGTGTCTGAGTTCTTGCATGACTTAGATGAAGTCAGTAAGGCTGAGGAACGTGGCCCTCAGGCACGTCTGGACTCTATAATGTTTGCAGGTACTGAACGAATCGGTATTATGAAACCAGTTATGATGGATCAACCTGAACATCGTAATAACTTCTTAGCTGGTATCGGTCAGGCCACTGTCAACATATCTACAGCAGGTACTTTGTTTAAACAAGATACAATGAATCTTGTATATAACGACGATACATATTCTAAACTTGCATTGATCCGTAGCCTTGATCCTGAAAAGGCTGAACTAGCTTCTCGTCGTTTGATTGATGGTCTACAGGCTCAGTTTAATATTGCATCAACTACCTTGTCAGGGACTATGCAGTCATCTTTCTTTAAGATTTCAAGTCTAGGTAAGATTGAGTACGATTTAGAAAACAGAATTGATACTGGTCAAATCCGTATGGATAAGAAAGTACTACCTTTAGTTACTCAGGCTGCTAATAAATACTATAGTGGTGATGTGACAGCTATGGTTGCTGATCGTGGCCGTCGTCTAGAAACTTTTGATCGTAGTCAAATTGAAAATGCTGGTTTTAAATTTAACACAGCATACCAAGATTATCGTACAATTAAGAAAGGTTCAGATAGTCTTCAATACTACATCAACAATATGAAAAAACTAGGAGTAAACACAGCTGAAATCGAACAGCTAACAGTGCAGCCTGTAACTCCTGAACCACAAGCTGTGACAGAGGAGACTACTACACAACCAATAGTAATCTCAGGAGATTTAAGTGAAGATGAACAAAAAGCTGCGTTTGACAGGCTTCCTAGTGGTGCTCTGTTTGTTGACCCTTCTGATGGCCTCACCTATAGGAAACCTTGATATGGCTAGTAGTTGGAATACAGGTACTCTCGTAAAAGAGCCAGCAGCACCCCAAGAACCAAGTCTACAGCCAGCTTCTGTCACACAGACAGCATTGAAAAAGTTCGAAGCTGAAACATATGACACACTCTATGGTAACTTTGAAAGACAAGAGACACCATTCAAGGGTGTTCAAGTTTCTACCATGACACTTGGAGAACTATACGACTTCTCCCAACCTTCAGGTGCCTATGGTCAGTATGTTAAACCACGTCTAGGTAAAAGTACAGAGGCTTTCCGTAAAGGACTTACCTCAACACCTATGGGCAAGTATCAAATCGTAGGGACTACTCTACGTAATGCTGCTAAACAGATGGGTTTACCTGACGATACTGTCTTCAATAAGAAAACACAGGATGACATTTTTCTTTTCCTAGCACAGGATGCTGTTAGCAGAGGTAAAACTACACAGCAAAAGAGAGCTAATCTTCGTGCTGTCTGGGAAGGTTTTAAATATGTCGATGATAAGACAATGGATAGAATTATAGCTGAGATTGGAAGCTAATGGCTAGTTCATGGAATAAGGGTGAGCTTGTAGAGGACTCAGGTAGTGCTGTCAGTGCAGCTATTTCTAGTGCAAGCAGGGCTGTACAAGAAGGTAAGTCTTTGTTTCAGACAATAGTAGATGAAGCGGCAGACAAACTTTCGCAGGGTATAGAGGCTGTTCAGGATATAGAGGTTATTTCACCCGAACTTGAAGAGGCTCTACAGGCACGTCCTCGTCCCACAGGTGTTGCAGAGATAAACGTCCCTAATATTCCTGATCCTTTAGGTGCTATACAAGATACCGTTTTGAGTCTTGGTCAAACTGCACAAACTTTATGGGGTCTTGGTACAAGCACACCTGCAAAACTTTTAAAACAAGACATTCTTTTATTTGATGCAGTAAAGGATCAGTCTGTAATTAACGAGAGTTACTTCGAGGACGATGAAATAGAGTTTCTTAGAGAGCTTGCTCGTAGAAAAGGTATAGGCCGTGTTACTAAGGCTGACTATGGAGATTTAAAAGACACGTCTGTAAGGGGTGCATCGTCAGAAGATGTACTTACATCTGGTTCTTTCTCAGCAGCAGACAGAGTTTACAACAGTCTTTCAGAGTTTATGATAAGGAAAGACCCAGAGACTGGTGAGTATTATGCAGAAGATACCTACGACTGGAACCTTTACGTAGACTACTCTGATCCAGCAGGTGGTGTTAATAAGAACACTGGCAGACCTAGGGGCGTTGTCTACACCACAGAAGAGTTTGAAAAAAAGTTCAACCCAATGGAAGAACTATTCAAGACGTTAGCATCAGATGCCTCTGAGTTTGAAAAGGCACACAACCTAGCTTTCCTTCTAGGTAGTCGAGACTATGTAGACAATAGCAAAGACACAGGACGTAAAGTTAGGATCAACCTTGGGAAACTTGACTAATGCGTATCTTCTTGGCCCTTCTCCTAACATTATCCCTAAGTAGCTGTGGTATGCTAGGCGCAGCATCATCACTCTTAGGTGGTGGTAGTAAAGGGCCAACGGTAAATGCTAACGTACAGGCAGGTGCTGAGAATAACCAGTCTGTCATTGACCAGAGTTCTGACATATCAGGAGAGAATGTAACAGTAGATAAATCTTCAGGTGCCTTTTCTGTAGGAGGTGCCGTAGAATCCGTTAAGGTTATGAACCAAGATATACCGACATGGGTTATAATCCTGCTAATCTTAGGCTGGATGCTACCTTCCCCTAATGAAATCTGGAGGGGTTTCTTAAAGACTATAACACTAGGACGGTACCGTGGCTAAACGTGCAGACAAATCAAGAATGAAGTGTAACTCACCTCAACGTACCTCAGGGGGTTCGAAGAAGTTTGTTGTCAAAGCCTGTAAAGATGGCAAGGAAAAGATCATCCGTTTCGGTGATCCTAACATGACTATCAAGAAGTCAAACCCTAAGCGTCGAAAGTCATTTCGTGCTAGACATAAGTGTGACACAGCCAAGGATAAGTTCACGGCTCGTTACTGGTCTTGTAAGAAGTGGTGATTGAAATGATGGATACTATTGATTTGGTCATGCAGTGGCTAGTAGCACCTATTGCACTTGTTGTCTGGTACCTGTTTACTTCCTGTAATAAACTCTCAACTGAGGTTGCTGTCTTGAAAGCACAACTAGAAGCATCTAAGACATCCTATGATCGTGAAATGAAAGAGATGAAAGAAACGATCAAGGCGATCTTTATGAAGTTGGACAACATAGAGCAAAGCCTAAGGGACAGGTAATATGCCAATCCTAGAAACCATTGCTGCCGCTAACGCTGCTTACAGTATCATACGTAAGTGTCTAGAGAACGGCAGAGAAGTAAAGGATATGGTAGGTCAGGTGGGTAAGTTCCTGACCGCTGAGGAAGAACTACAAGAGGCTGTCAAGAAGAAAAAGAATAGTCCTATTACAGCTATAACAGGTGGTCAGGAAGGGGACTGGGAAGAGTTCCAAGCATTAGAACGCATCAGAGAACAACGTCGTGAATTGGAGTCTTGGTGCAGACTCTATGCTCCCGCTGGAACTTGGGCGAGGTGGCAAAGCTATCAGGTCGAGGCTCGTAAGAGAAGACAGGAAGCTAAGAAAGCAGCACAGAAAGCCTACGAAAAGAGAATGGAACAGATACAGATAGCATCTGGTATACTCCTAGCGGTCACTGTCTGTGTCCTTGGGATATACTATCTAGGTGTCTATCTAGAGAGGTGGTAAATGCCAGTATACAAAGTGAAAGGTGGGTACCGTTGGGGTAAGACAGGAAAAGTCTATAGAACCAAAGCCGAAGCAGAGAAACAAGGACGTGCTGTATATGCTTCGGGTTACAGGAAAAGAGGGACAAAGAAAAAGGCTTACAAAAAAGCCTAAGAAACTTAAACCTTTTTCTTCTTCTCCCAAGTGACACACTGATAATCTACCACAACGAAACCAGCAGCCTCAAATGCTTCAATGCCACCCCCGATCTCAAACATACACTGTTTCTCTGTAGGTAAGATACTTCCAGTAGACTGAACTTTACACATGGACATATCTTGCATACAGACTAAGAGCAGAGGTGTGAATAACATTTTAACTTCCTTCCATTTCTTGGATTAGTTTATCTAGGTACCACCTAGCTTTCTTCAGGTCTTCTACAGGTTTTCCTTTGTAACGATACCGATGCAAATACTTCTTGGTATTACCTTCTAGGTACCCTAAGAACATCATGGTATCCATGTTGTCCTTCATATAATCAATACACTCAATAGACCCATCTCCATAGTGAGGTGGGTTATTTATTATGTCAGACATCTCAGTGTCAGTAAAGAACTCAACTTGGCTCATATGTTAATCAACTCCGCTTTTGTAAAAGGTACGTGAAAGAACTGTTCACCCTTCTTGATGTAACGTCCCTTAGCTTCACGTAGAGAATCTTGTGTCAGTAGTGTGTCTTTGATACGCCATGCCTGACGTAAGTCAGCACGAAAGACATAGAAGTTTAGGAAACCATCTACCTGTCTGTCTAACAGACGTTGCTTACGTTCAGGTATCCGTATCTCTTTCCAATCTACAGGCCAGTCCGATTTCCAACCTGTCTTAATCTCAGCCTCGTTGAAGTATGTATGACCATCCTTCTGACTGACAACATCGACACTGTAATTCTCTTCGTTATTGACAACAGTGTGTCCCTTACTTTCAAGAAATAGTACTAAGGCTGTACGTGCAGGGCCATCATATGCTTCATACAAAGCCTTGCTAAAGTTCTTACGTATCTTTGTCACCAAGGTATTCCTTTAATTCTGTGTAACCACCAATATGTTTACCTGTGTATGTCCATATCTGTGGTACTGTCTTTATATCAGCTTTCTTAAACAAGTCAAGTATCCACTTGGACTCTTCAAGGGAGTAATGACTAACACTACCCCCTCTAGAGTTGATAAGCTGTTTAGCCTTGTCACAGTATGGACAGTTCCGTCGGCTTACCATTACGTACATCATTATGTTAACAACTGATGAATTGCTATTGCTGTTGCAAATACTGCATATAATTCTAGCATATTTTCTCCTATGCGGTTAGGTCTACGATTTCACAGCTATCACCTGAACAGGCCATAGTCTGCATCCCAACGGTGTTATCAGATTCTTCGTAGTTTGTCAAGAGGCTCCAGTCAATTTTTTCTGGCATATTCTTGGCTAACTCTTCATACTCTGACTTGCCGATCTCTTGGTACGGTGCCTGTTGGTACGTGTGTTCGTTGTAAGGCAGGAAGGATACCCCTGACATTTCATCGAAGTGTTCGTACACGAAAGCACCTACCTCGAACCACTCGTCTTTACGGACGTTGATAGTGACTGAGGGTTTGTGTTCACACCAGTGACGTTGGAACATAAGCCATGTCTCTAACTGTTCAATGGCTGTCATGTCTTCAGTGACAACAGCACCAGCAGGTGCCTTGACAGGGAATGAGAACACAGTTGTCTGGTCAGGCTTGAACACATCAGGTTCGTTAGGGATACCCTGATCAATCATAAACTGAGTCAAGGGGTCCTTGTTGTCTCCTCTAACGGTTCTAATGTAGTAGTGACTATGTCGTGCGTGGATACCAGAGGCTGAATCGACAAGCTGGGAGACTGTTCCGCTTGGCTTGACACATGTAATAGCAGCACTAAGGTTAATCCCAAGATCACCACTGAGCTTGTTATTAGTATCCTCAGCAACCTGTCTAAGGTGTTCAAGAGTTTTAGGTAGGCCATGATTTTTACTCGTTAGTAGAGGGTTGTCCATTATCCCTGTGAGAGACACACCGAGCAGTCGTTCTGCTTCTGTATTGTTTGCCCACACCTTTCGCAGATATGGAAACTTTGTGTACGTTGACTGGATAGTTCCCAGAATAGTTGCCAACTTGACTTTTCGTTCCAAATCATCGATAGTGTCCGTAGCACGGACGACAACCTCAGTGAGATTGCAGAACTGATATGGTCGAAGGATAATCTCTGAGCAAGGGTTAGTTCCGAACTCATGTTCAGGATCACGTCTGCCAAACTTCGCAGCTTGTTTCTTAGATGCTTCACGGTTAAATACTCCACGTTCCCCAGAGCCAGATTCCACAAGCGACATCCACTCACGCATAAACGACAGGCTGTCAGGTTTCTCTGTGTATGCTACACTGTTATTAGCCAAGGCACGTTGAGGGTTCTGTTCCCACCACTGACCTGACTTAGCATGACGCATACGATCATCTGACAGGTTAGACAGAGAGATCATAGCTGACCGACGTACACCACCTACAACAACAACCTCACCAATCTTACACATCAAGTCGTGACATTCGATAGAGGATAGTTTACGTCCCTGTGCATCCTTGAATACTTTGACAGCAAAGTTGAATAGATCAACCAGAGGGGCTGGGCCAGAGGCACGTCCACCGAATGTCTTCAGACGTGCACCAGCAGGACGTACTTTAGATACATTCCATTTAGGAATCTCACCTGCCCACAGCAAAGCTAGTAGCTGACGGAATGCCTTAGCCCAACCCTCTTTACTATCCTTGACCATGATTGTTGTCTCACTGTCAAACAGTTCAGGCACCTCAGGTAACTTCTGAATGTACTGACGTTCAACTGAGAAACCAACACCTGTACCGCACAACAGAATAAACATTGCTTCATCGAAAGACTTCGGGTCATCGACAGGTAGGTACGAACAGTTATATCCAGCTGTGTTGTCACGTTCCAAGGCAGGGCCAGCTGTCATCATGGCTCTCATGGATGGCATGACTTCCAAATTAAGGATAGCTTGCTCTAGTTGGTTGACGTAGCTGTCATCCCCTAACACAGGACGTACCACATTATCCATGTAGCGTCCAACAGTCTCTGACCAAGACTCACGTCCCTTACCATCTACGTAACGTGCATAACGTGATGTGTGAATGAAAGACTGGTAGTCTGTTGGTAAATAATTATTCATCTCTTCCTCTTCCTCTCATTGTTTTATCTTCTTCTAACCAGACCAGTCGGTCAATGTCGGCACGAGCAATGCCTATATCAGCTAACTCTTTATCTGTCAAGGCATTTAATTGTTTAATTGCTATGCGGTGTGTACGCCATGTGGCTAGATAGTTCATGTACCGCCAGAACCATGACATTCCTGTTTTCTTTTTACTCATCGTGTATCTCCTGATCCTGCAATCTTACCACGACGTTGACGATCACGTAGTTTCTTTAGGTTCTTGATTGCAACTTCCTGCATATCAACATTCAAGTCACGACACAATGCGGCAATGTACCACAGACAATCACCAACTTCATCAGCGATAGCCTCACGATTGAATACACCATCACGCATGATCTTCTTTACCTTGTTAGCAACCTCACCAGCTTCTGCTGCAAGACCTAACGCAGGGTAGATGATAGAGTGTTCCTGTTTGTAGATAGCTGTCTTCGAGGCCATCTTTGAGTACTCATTCATACTAATGAAGGGTTCGCTGTAGTATTCCCATGCTTCTAAGTCTGTTTCGTTAATCATTGTTCCCAACTTTCTATCTCTTCTTCTTCGTTACTTGTGTCAATGAAGTCATCAAGTTTAAGCAAACCCTCTTCGTGAAGTAGCTTGAACACATGATACTTCGTAATGTCTGCGTTTTCTAACACGTAGTCTGTGTCGAAGTCTTCGGCCAGAACTGTTAGTTTATCCTCTATAGTCAGCATTGTCAAGACCTTTTCTCCTTGATCCATGAGAAAGGAATAGTTTCCTTAGCGTACAGGAAGCCATGTTTCTCACACCAGTCTGCATAACTTGTTTTAGAACCCTTTAATAACTTGGCGTTAGGGTTGCTGAAGACAAACCTGATGTCATATTCTGGATGTTGTTCTTTAACCATGAGGTGTTTCATTCTATCTGAAGGTAGGAACCTGCCCTTAGTTTCTATTATAATACCATTCGGTAAGATGAAGTCTGGTGTGTACGTCTTGATAGCTGGTTGCCAAGGTATCTTCAGGGTTTCATACTTGAACTTTACCTTGTGTTTCTGTAGAAACTTAGCTGTACGTTTCTCTAAGCCTGATCTGTAACGCACTGTGGTGGCTCCCATAGTTGGTTAGGGTAACGACGTAACCAGAGTAGTCTGGCATTCTCAATGACACGATCCTCTTCACCACCGTACTGGTGGAGACACTCAAGGTAATAGTCCGACTCAGTCTTACACTCAGCGACTATCTTCTCTGCCTTAGCAGGACCAACACCATACAGACCCTTGATGTTATCTGCACGGTCACCTGTGAGTATCTGCTTGTAGAAAAACTTCATACCATCGTCCTCTGACACAACTCTGTGCTCACCCTTCGTTGGGTTGTAGTGACGACAAGGAATCTGTAGCATGTCCTTGTCAACTGTAACGATGATAGCCTCAGGTCCAATCTCTGTAGCTGCTATGCCGATCAAGTCATCAGCCTCTTCACCCTTAGAGACAACAGCTTCCCATGCTTTGATCATGTGCTTACGGATAGCTTCCAAGTGTTGTGGCTTCTCTACATCCTTACGGTTACCCTTGTATGGGTGTGTGACAGCTAGGTCATAGCGGAAGTTTCCCTTGCCAGTAAGGAACACCTCGTAGTCTTCGACATCATACTCCAAGACACACGCATAGATAGACCACTGGATTAAGTCGTCTACCTTATCTAAGGCATCCTCAACGTCCTGATCCTCACAAGAGAACGCAGCACGGTAAGCAAAGATGTCACCATCAATGAGAATCTTAGGCTTTGTTTGCTTCGTCTTTTTCTCTGGCACGTTGACGTTCCTCTTCTGTCATAGGTGTTATATTAGTTCGATCTAGTTCAACTTCCATACCCTTACGCAACATCTCTACAAAACCGAAATTAAAGATAGCACCGAAGGTTGCGTCATCCATGTCTAGTTTGACAAGTGCCGATCCATCCTCTCGTTCTTCCAAGGCTATAACTTTTATCTCACTCATTGTCCGTATCCTCGTAAGGCTGCCCATGAAGTAGGAAACAGTTCCATCATCTTGTCACTGATATGTGAGGCTACCTCACGTGACTCTGCTTGTGTGTCAGGCATACCACGTAGACGACACATATCTGCAAAGGCATCTAATGAACCTGACCAGTACCACTCTGTCATCATAGACTGAGGCAGGATCATACGTGCTTGTTCTGGGCAGACACCCTTGGCTAACAGATATTTGTAGTCATGCGTAGAGCTTTCTACCATGTTCTTTGCTAGTTCTGGGTCAAGGTCAACAGACCCATAGCTACCCTGCTTCACATTATCAGCACGTCCACGCCACTGATCAGGTACATAGAACTCAGGGTCATCATCAACATAACGACGGGACACTTCGTTCCAGCGTAGGAACTTATGCTTGACTAACTGACGTGCAACAAAGACAGGAGCACGTACATGAAAAGAAGCAAAGCAATGCCCGAAAGGAGAAGTATGCTTATGCCGTGCAAGGTAGTGAATAAGTTTTCCATCAGCCTGAGAAAGGACATTCTTCTCTCCGTTGTGAATCTTAGGTATCCAGTCGGACTTCTTATTGAACGACACACGTGCAGCATTAACAACAGATAGATCGCTACCCATGTGGTCAATGTATGTAACTTCAATCATCTTGTTTCCCCTTGAATCTATGTTTAAAGAACACGATAACATTTATCATGGTGTTGATTGTTACCATTAGTATAATCCACCACTGCCACCATACAAGACCACCAACCTCAAACATTAGTTTAGCTTTTCTTTATCGAAAGTCAACTCGACTAACATAGCTGTGTTCCAGTTCTCTGCCTCTTCTTGTGCTTCCTCTACTGTGTCGAAACATATAGGTTCATCTTGAATTGTGAAAGGATTGTTTCCTGAAACATACATCAAGTCACCGTCTACGTTTATCATCACTGCGTACTTTTTCAATTTACTATCCCATTAAAAAGGACAGGGCCGTGAAGCCCTGCCAAGTTGGAGAGGAGAAACTAGGCTGCTTCAATCTCGTCATCTTCACGTTCAGGGATTGGAACGTGTTCCAGAATTTTGACTGACACAAGACTTGTACGTGAGTATGTCTTGCCATCGCTACCCTGAAAGGTTGTGATCAAGTTTGTCACAGCCGCCATAGAACCGTTACCGATACCACCGTTGATGTCTGCATCCCAGACCTGACCATCAGAGTCAGTAACCTTAGGAGCACCACCTGCCTGTGGAATCTCACGGCCATCCTTTGTCACGACAAGGTGCTTACGTTCAAACTTAACAACAAGTTCACCTTCCATCAACCGACGTTGGTTCGGTTTCTTTTGTGTACCTGCTGCTTTTAGTTTCTCGTACTCAGACTTGTCGAGAATCTGATTAACGGTATACGCACCGTTACACTCTTCGTATGCACCCTCATAACCTGTCATGTCACGAGTGTCCTCGAAGATTTTAGCCCACTCGATTGGGCCTGTAGTAGTTACTTCTTTGTATTTAGCCAATGGTAGTCTCCTTTCTTGGCTGCTTCTAAGTTGCATATAGCAACTATTAGGTTAATTGTCAAGCAAAAAATGACAGGGAATAAAGAAATAATCCATATCATTAGTGTGTATCTCTCCAGTTCTTACCGATGTCAGTTGAACCTGCGAGGGGGCAGATCATGTTGAAGTTCTTGCCAGTGTCTACGATTGACTGGCGTTGTATCTCACCCAAGAGTTCAGCATCACGCATCGTACCTGTCACCTCTGTCTGCCATTCATCGTGAGGCCAAGTCACTAGCTTGAAGTCGATCCACTGTCTCTTCGCACGGTGTACCCACTGTAATGCAGCATGTTTCATAATGACAGACTCACCATTCTGTAACATACCTGCCAGTGTCTTGTGTGCATTGGGTACCTTGACCTTACGTCCGTCCAATCCTTTGAACCAACCACGACTAGCAATCTCAGGTATGCGTTGCTTCTTTAGTTTAGACAGACCTTGGATAGATTCCATGAAGTTCTCAACAGCCTGACCTGCTTCCTTCTGGTTTACCTTGAGTATCTGTGCAATCTTAGCATTGCCAGCACCAAGTAGGAAAGCATAGATGAATGTCTTCGCCATGTCACGTGTAATGTGTGACATACCTAGAGCCTTACGGTTCAGGTTGTGGATGTCAGTCTCGTCTTCCTTCTTACCTGACACAATCGCATGGACGTACTCCTCTGACCGCATCAGGTGTGCGAGTACACGCAACTGGATACCCTCAGCATCTGTACCTACTAGGTAAGAGAACGTAGGGACACACCACAAGGCACGGAACTGTCCGTCATACTTAGCCTTAACCTTCTCCACTTCTGTCTTCGGTTCACCATGAAACTCAGCAGGGATGTTAGCCTGATTAGGGTTGCGGTGTGACATACGTCCTGTCCATGCACCGATGTGTGCAAAGCTACCGTGAATACGTGAATCGTCACCACAGTGGCCTAGCCACTCCACCAGTGAGGATCGCCTACCTTCAAGGGTCAACCACTCAGCTAGACGTTTGCCTCCTGTAGGGGCTGTCTCAGGCAGTGTGCTAAGGTTTGCCTCTGATAGAGTCCATCCGTACTTGGCAAACTTTTTTCCTCGTTCATCCATGATTATTTCTTTCCCTCATGATTCTAAAAGCTGAGTTTCTACCTATACCCATTTTAATTGCTATTTCATCACACGAAAAACCTTGATCTCTCAAAGACCATACTTCTTCTCTAGATATAGATGGTTTTCTACCGAAGTAAAGACCCTGTTCTTTTCTTTTACGAATACCTTCTCTTGCTTTTTGCCGCCACATAAATTTTTGTTTGTGCACTTTATTGTGACAGGGTAAACAAAGTTCAATAAGGTTCGATAAACTATCAGGACCACCTAAAGATTTAGGAACTATATGATGAATTTCTGTTTCACCTTCAGAAGAACAAACAGAACATCTACCAGATTTTAGATTCTCTGTCATACTCAATGTGTCCTTTCGTTTTCTCGAACGGCTCCCACCCAGCTTCCCACAGTCTTTCGATGCGTTGCTTGGGTGAGGCAGGATTGAATGGGATGTACTCATAGCACACTAATTCGTTTGGGTCAACTGATTTGTCGAGTGCCGTTGCAAAATATTTCTCTTGTGCTTTGGTGACACTAGAGAATAAACTACCATCTGCTTTCCGTCTGTACTTGATACGATTGACCTCTGTAAGTTTAGGCGGGAAGTCTTCTTGAAAACTCTGTTCAAGGTCTTCCATTCTTGTTTGTATTTCACCGAGTAACTCCTCTGCTTTATCCTGATCGAAGTAGAATCCGTTGTCGTGCATCTGTTCACACAGGATTTGTATGTCATGTTCACAACGTAAAGACTCTTGCCATTCAGGGGATTGTATGACGTTCTTAAAGTGTTGATATACCTTGACGGTAACGGTTACATCCTGTTGACAGTACTCTATCATCTCCTCTGAGAGTTTAGAGAAGTCTGTGAACCCTATCTTGAAATCACCTAGTCGTTTACCCCAAGCCTTGAGGCTGTGACCTGCACCATCTAGGGTGTAGTCCACCAGACGAGAGACAACCAAGGTGTCAATGACTTTCTGTTCGGGTATTGTCTGACCCAACAGCCTGTTTATCACTGGTACATCAAAGCCAAGACCATTATGAAAAACAAAACTGCTACAATTATTGCAGTACTCAACAAAACGATCCCTTTCCTCTGGTATACTGGTTACGTTTAGGAACTGTTCACGTTCCCCTGTATCGACATCCTCAGCACAGATAACCCAGATGTGTTCTGGTGTTAGGCTCTCTGTTTCGATGTCCATTGCTACTGTCTTAGTCTTCATCGTCACTCCCAAATATATCATGCCAGATAAATTTGATAACTGTCCAAGGCCATACCAGACTATGCATTCTTGCACGTGCAGGATTCATTTCATCCTCTCTTCCTAAGAGGTGGAAGATCGTAGCCACGTGTATGTAGTGCAGGTATGCACCTAGGAAATAGAACACCGCTGCGGATGTTGCCATGTAATTAAAAGTCATCTGGTTTCTCGCTTAATGTAAAGGTTGATGGGTTGAACTTCAGTTGTCCTGCATACCCTGTCGGTCCTACTGGACGGTTCTTTGTGACCAATAGCTTAGTCGTGTTACGTTCATCAGCATCCTCAGATAACTTATCACGCTTCAAGTCCACGACAACAGACGCACGTTGTTCGATCATGCGGCAGTACTTGACAGCACCATCATCGTTTGTGTGTCCAATAGTCACGATACCAACCCCTAGTTCTGCTGCCAACTTGGACAGCCTTACTGACAGATCAGCTAGGAACTGTTCCTTGCTTTCTTCTGCCGCTACACCTGCACTGATGTCCTGTATCGGTTCGAAGAACACATACTGTACACCACAGGCTTGAGATAGATACCTTATCTGAGACAATAAGTCAAGAGGATCATCCTCATCATTCAAATAAAATTGGTATAGTCTCTCGTCTTTAGTCAAGTCTTTGATAGCATCTTGGACTAGACCATCCATGTTCTTGTCTTCGATCAAGTCCTTGCGTGTCAGGTTCTCGTTCAGGTGGTATGACACCAAGCCTAGCAGTGACCGTAGTTTAGTTTCTTCCATGTGCCATATGGCAATCTTGATCTCTGGGTACTGGCTCAGGATACGGTACTCTAGGTAGCGCATGAACTCTGTCTTACCGATACCTGTCTGTGCCTTGAAGAGTGTGAAGTGTCCTTGCATCAGGCCAAGACACATCTCGTCAAACTCAGCCAACCCTGTCTCGACATAGACATGATCATCAGCCTTGTTGTACATGCCAAGGAACTGTTCAGTTGTGTTGATCACATTCTCTGGTGTGTACTTCTTGGCATTGAACCACGCAGCCTTGAAGTCTTGGGTAGCACCCGCCTGTAGGAACTCGTTAGCGTCCTTGTACTTGTCGTGTGGTACACGATAGACTTTGTTCGGGTACATCTTGGCAATGCGGTGTGCAACTGCGTTCCCTGCCTCGTCGTTGTCGATTGACAATACAATCTTGTCGAAGGATGACAACCAGTCGTGTACGTTTTCCCACAGCTTGCGTGAGGGTTTAGCTGAGGGTAGAGACACCACAGGGTTCGGGTACTTGGGGTTGTGCATCATCTGATAGACAGACATAGCATCCAGTTCACCTTCGGTAATGGTCACAGTCTTGGATGTCCCTGCGTTCCATAGGTTCATACCGAATAGCTCGTCTGACTTGAACCCATCCTTGGCACGGAAGTCCTTCGGGAATATCCGTGACTTGATACCACCTGATGGGTACACATAGTCCTGATACTGTTCTTCACCCTTGCTGTTCAGGTATGTGTAGCACCCGAAGAACTTCATTGTATCTGCTGTGATGCCACGCATCCCACGATGGATAGCTGTCATCTTTTCTAGTGTTACGACATCAGCATTCTTGAATGCCTTGTCAATACGTTGTTCCATATCATCTCCTGCTTCCCAATACTCACAACCGAAACAGTAACCATGACCGTCATCATATCGTGCGAGGTTATTCTTTGAACCACACTCAGGGCAGGGTTCATGGTGAGTGAACTTACTCTCTGTCTTCCTCGTATCCATAGTCTTTCCTTCCATACGGTTCGTCGTTGTATCCGTTCCAGTATGCAGCTTTCTGTTCC